ACGTTTTCAGGAAGCTCGCGCTGGCGCTCGGCAATTTCCTCGGCAGGGATGAACGGATTAGCGGAAGTTGGGGCAGTAAAAGAGGCCCAATCAGGGTAATCAGGGTCTTGACCGCGCCTGTAAAGTTCCCAGAAGAAGTTGAGTCCGGCGGGAGTGGAAATAAACCACGCTTCGCCACGCAGGTCGGTCAGCGTCGGCGCGATAGCGTGTTCCCAAGCTTCTTTGAGGTGGCGCGCGTAGGCAGCTTCGTCTAAAACCACGCGGGCGTATTTTCTTCCGCGCCCTACGTCGGGACGTTCAAGTGTCCAGCCGTCAATTGAGCCACCGTTGATTAGCTCGATGCGCATTTCGGCGCGGTTTGCACGCCGCGTCAGCGGGCGAAGCGTCCGCTCTATTCCCGACCAGACTTCCAGCAGTAGCTTGTAGCTGGGCGCAAAAACGGCAACCGGGCGGCCTTCAATTGCGCCGCCGGGCGCAAGCGTAAGCCACTCAGTTGCGAGAAGCGTTTTGCCGAAGCGCCTTCCAGCAGCGACGACTTTGAAGCGTCGCCGGTCGGCCAGAATAGCGAACTGCGCCTTGTGCAGCGTCAGCTTCGGCAGCTTAACAGCAATAGCGGGCATTAACTACGCGCTGCTTCGCGCATTCTCTTCAGTTTGCGGGCGTAAGCCTTTTGCCGGGACTCACCAGCACGCTGGAAAAAGCGCACCCCTTTGCGCGTGGTGTGCCACTTACCTCCTGATTCAGCCATAATCACCTCCTGACAAGTTCACAATACGTTAGCGTTTCATTTTCGACGACATCGAATACTTCCGGCTCCCAGCCGCCGGGAACAAAGACGTAAACCAGTTCGCCGAGTTCGTCTTCGTAGAGCATCAACCCATTGGGGGTGTGCTCTCCTGCTAACGCAATATAAGGTGAGACCAGCCGTGTTGGGTAGTCGAAAATCTGCCAGTAGGCGCGTAGAACACCGAGGATGTCACGCGGGCACTCGTGCGCCTTGCGCCACGTCTCTCCGGCTGTAATCAGATTGCGGATGCTGCGGCCAAACGGCTGAACGAATTCCTTATACCAACCCTTGTCTTTTGGCAGCCCCACGTCACACCAAGCGGCAAAGTTTTCAACTCCGAACATGACAGGCTTCCCGCCGCCTAACTCTGTCAAGTGCTTGAACCAGCCTGTAAGTGTCGGCCAAAACGGGTAGCCCAGCTCGAAGTAGGCGTCCCAGAAGTCGAACGGTGAATCAGCATCACCAAATACGCGAATGCCGGCGGCACGCGCGTCATCACACCAGGCGGCGATAACACCGGCGTCTGGTGGTAGTTTCTTGAGTCCGTATTGAACCCACTCTCCGAAGCGCTGTCTAGTGTGCGGCGTCATTGCCGCCACCTGAAAGCGTGACAGGTGAAGCGGCTGAACCCAGATGTGCGTTACGTTGGCATCAAGCAAGTCGTACAGTAGACGGTCTGTATCCAGCCACCAGTCCGGCACGAATGGGTTGATGCCGGCAACAAGGTGATGCCCGTGACGCTTGATTTCGGCGATCAGTTCAAGCCGCTGACGGTAAGTTGGCGCAGCCGGTTCCGCTTCGCGCAAAAAGGCTTCGTTGTCGGAAGTAAGCGAGACGTACCACATTGTCGGCTTGCCTGAAAGGGCAAGCTCGATAGCGGCGCGCTCACCACCACGTGTCTGGTAACTCCAGCTAAAACCAAGCGGAGTTAGAGTTTCGTAGAGACTGATGAAGGTCTCGGCGTTTGCTTTCGCAAAGGGGTCAACGGTATTGCTGGTAAGCGCCGGGTAGCCGCGCACGGCAAGCCAGCGGCAGGGGTCTTGATCGTCGAGATCGTGTTCGGTGAGGCTTCTGACAAGTTGGCGAAGGAACGAACCGTCGAACCGGCGGTTAGGATTGTTCAAGGTCGCGAAGCAGTAAAAGCATCCGTGCGAACAGCGGTTCAGGTCGAGATGAAGCGGCACGGGTGAAATCAGAAACTCGCCGGTATAGACACGCAAACTCACTGGTAGTCCTCAATCAGCTTTGCAATAACATCAGACCAAGTACCACCCATGCGTCTGCGCAAAAGCTTGAGTTTTTCGTAGGCAGCGCGGGGTAGGTTGACAAGCAACGGGTAAGTGATAGGCGCGGGTTTGGTTTCGGCGGGTTTGGGCTGCTTGGTTTTTATGGCTGGTGCGTCCTGCTCGCCTTCGCCATCGTCCTCAATGGGGAAAACTTCGGCAGGAAGTAGCGAGTCCAAATCAAGAAACGACAGGTCAACGTCTTCGAGGGTTAGCGTTTCGATTTCAAGGGATAGCAAGGGAACGTCCCAAACCGCCATTTCCGCCAAGCGGTTATCTGCGAGAATGTAGGCGCGGCGCTGCGCGTCATTCAAATGCGACAGGCGGACACACGGGACGGTATCGAGTTCGAGTTTGCGCGCAGCGGCAAGACGCGCGTGACCGGCGATAACGCCGTTGTCGTCGTCAATCAGGATTGGCGAGTTGAACCCAAACTGGCGGATACTTTCGGCAATCGCGTCAATTTGCGCGTCACTGTGCGTGCGCGCGTTACGTTCGTAGGGGCGGAGTTGCGCGACGGGCAGGTATTCAATTCGCAGCGCCATAGACGCCGTAGCTCCGCTCGATAACAATTTCGGTCTTGGCACTGCCATAGGTATCGAGCCCCCAGTTGATGCGCTCGATTTTCTGCAGGTTCATCAAAGTCTCGCTGGCAATCTTAGCGGCTTTCAAATCCTCAAACGCCAGCAGCTTTTGTTCTTTCGTCTTAGCTTCGCGATGCGCTTTGAGTCCGGCGTAGAGACGCTCACGGACGGCGTTAGTTTCTTCTTGGTGGCGGCGTAAGATTTCGGCAGCGCGGTCAGCGGCGGCTTCAATTGCGGCGGCACGCTTTTGGGCGGCATCGGGCAACTCGTAGAGCTTTTCCTGCGCCTTGCGGCGGACGGTTTCAGCGGCGTCCGACCCGTCGCTCCAGCCTTCGCGCTCGGCGCGTTGCGCAATAGTCGTTTTGCTGACGCCGTACTTAGCGGAGAGGTAGCCCAATGACGCGCCAGCTTCGCGCTCGATTCTAATGTTGGCCCACTGTTCAGGGGTTAGCTTCGGTACACCCATTGACACCCTCCTGTCGAACTGTCAGAGAGGATACCACCAGGTACCGTGCCAAACAAGACAAGACACAAAAAAAGCGCCGCCCCAATGAAGGGAACGGCGCGCGGGTTAGTGAAGACGCGCGTTAGAACACGCGCACCTCTGAGTCAAGCACGATTTCTATTTCAGCCACGTCCTGTGGCTGAATCAGGACGGTGTTCCGCCCCTCATCCCATTCCCAATCTTTGGCGCGGACAAGCACTAACTTAACGCCGTCGCGCGGAGACAGGAATTTCAAGTCGTCTAAGTAAGGGACAGCCCGAATGGGCGTCCCAGTTGGGGTGGAGCCAGAGAAGAAGAAGAACACATCCTCTCCATCGGGGTGAATTTCCTCTGTTTGCAGAGAGTAGTACTCCGAACCACAGGTCCGAACCACAGGAAAACAAAGAATCCACTCTATGTCGTCCGGGTGAACAATAACAGAAGCGTAGGACGCACCTTGGAACACCCAACGCGCTACTCTTGAGACGACAACGGCCTGCGCATAGGTAAACGCCGGCTCGCCAGCATCCTGGAGCTCGTTCAGATGCCAAAATGTACGATACGCCTCAAAAGCGTGCACGTCTTCTTCGGCATAAGGGGTAAAAGTGAAAGCTTGGGTACCTCGGAAAAAGATTTCGCTCATTGCGACTGCTCCTGCGTTTTAGGGCCGCCGCCCGTGATTTGGTTCAAACTTACACCTTCCTAAACGGCGTGTCAAGCAAAAAGTTCCGACTTTTTTTTTAGCAACGTCGGAAAGAGCGTCCCGGCGTCTTTTCGTCTAGGCTAGAAACGCCAGCGAGTTGTCAAAGCGAGCTGTCAAGAAGGGTTCTTGGCAATGCTGGGTGCGTGAGCCCTTAGGAGGCACAACCCTGAATCAGAAGCGGTTTCGTAATGTAATCAACGCCTTTGAGTGATCAACGCCTTTCGGCATCAAAGATTTTTGCACCGTCAAGAGGGCAATCGCCACCATTGTGACTGTGGAGTGATCAACGCCTTTCGGCATCAAAGATTTTTGCACCCATAAGTTGGGCCACGACACCCACGGGGCTTCTACCGTGATCAACGCCTTTCGGCATCAAAGATTTTATTGCCGGACATCATACCTCAGTTCACGCTTGTTCGCAATTATCGAACGGAAGCAGAGTGCGAGTATCGAAGGGAAGCAGAGTGCGAGTTTATATGTACGAACCTTTCGCGCCGTGGAACAGCCGTGGAACACTCGACCGCAAAAAGCCTTCGAGTTTTCCAGCTTTCCCGGCGGCGGC